CTTCCGGCGGGGTGGTCTTGCTGATGCTCATTGGTGCCTTTCGATGGGCGTAAAAAAAGCCGCTCGAGGCGGCCTGGCTGGATTGCACGGATATCAGATTTCTTCGACCTCCATCGTGGTCGCGTAGGCGTTCATGAACTGGTAGGCAAGGTCCGAGTCTTTCGTGCGCCTGCCGTACACCATGAAGTCGCGCTCGAGCTCTGCATCGGCGTGCATCGGGAACACCGACAGCAGAATCGGATGCGCGCGACTGTTGCGCACCAGGTTCAGGAACGTGGCCCGGTCTGCCGCCGGCATGGCGCGCAGGTCGACCGGAACCTTGCGGCTCATCGTGCCCGGCTCGGCCAGCTGACCGCCGGCGGCGCTGCGCGAAATCTCGGTGCGGTCGACCACGGTGACCGAGGCAGCCGACGCGTTGTAGGTCGGCGACCAGAACGGACCAGCCACCATGCAACCTGCCTCGATGTAGCCCTGCAGGTTGTCCGGATCCATTATGTCTAGCGTCAGGCCGCGCGCCAGCACCTCGCTCGGCAGCCAGTGGCGCGCGTATGCGCCGCCACCGTAGGCGTATGCAGTGGCGGCTTGTGCCGGCGTGAACCCGCGCAGCCGAACCGCCGGCGCTGGGCAGGCCAGCACCAGGCCGCTGTCGTAATCGTACGGCTGCCAGTTGTCGATGTAGCCAGCAGGACGTGTTGCAGCGGCCGCTGTGGCCGGGTAGTAGCTGGTAACCTGCGCCCTTGCCTCGAGCTGCGCGCCCCACACCTGCAGGTCCCTTGCTGTCGCGCCGCCAAGAGTGCTGATCGCGAAGGCGCCGCCTGTGGCTGTCTTGTTGTTCGCCTGCAGGCGCTGCCATGCGCCGGAGAGAACGAACAGCTGGTCGACCCCGCCGGAGGACACGGTGATGCTTTGTCCGGCCACTCCCTTGGCCCACACCGACCCTGAGCACACGGTGCCGGCAGCAAGCGACGTCCCTTGGGACAGTGAAAGGTTCGCGGCGGTGAACTGCAGCCGTGACGCATTGGTCGAGCCGCTCGGTGAAGTGCCGTAGTTCGCTGTGACCGTGACGCCGGCTGCTTTGGTCCATGCCGCATTATCAAATACTTCGCTGTACCGGACCAAGTTGGTCGAGGATTGCTCCCCACTGATCCGAACTCGCATCTGTGCCGTCGGCGATAGATCACAGAAAAAGAGGCCGAAGAAGCTGATCAGCTCGACGTCGGCAAATACCGCTGTGATCCTGGCGTCGCGTGATGTGGCGCGCCACACAGGGTAAACCTGCGCAGCGGCAAGGTTGCCGACGGCCAGGCCGCCCGCCGTGCTCGAAGCAGTAAGGGTGGCGCGCTCGATGGCATTGTCGGAAACGATTCTCAGATTGGGCATGCAGTCTCTACCAGGTGATTGCTTCGATTTCGGCCGCTGTCGTCGCCGCGCCAATTTGCCGGCGCAGCAATTCGTTCTTGCCCATGGCTGCGAGGATCGCCGCCTTCCCCGTCTTGCCCACCTGCTGAATCTGGGCGACGGTATGGTCACGGAATTCCCACGCCCCGGCGGCGTCAGCGCACCAGAACTGCGTGCGCCAGCCCAGGGCATCGTCGGCCATCAGGGAGTCAGTAACGGACGCGATGAGGTTGGCCTGGTCCTGCACCTTGGCCGGATACAGGTGCGCCTCCCCGAGCGCGGCACACATGAACCCAGCGACGATCTGCTGCTCGCATGCCACCCGCATCCGCTCGATGTGCAGCGCGCGCACTGCGGGCATTTCCGCAGACCACACAACGGCCGAGCCGTCCCACGTGGCGACGCAGCCCTCTTTGCCGGCCCATTCGATCGGCTCGGTGATGCGGACGTAGCTATCGGTGTCGCTCGGTGGCGGGGTTGGCGGGCCAATAAAATCGGGCAGGTCGATATCCCCATGCTGCGATTCGATAATGCCGTTATTTATTAGAATATAAGCAGTCACAGTTTTCTCATTTACAAATGGTTGCACGTCGCATTTACCGTAATCGAGGCGCTTCGGCCTTTCGCATCAATTACAACAACTGATACTGTGCCGGAAACTGTCGCCGGAGTTTGCCCGACAGCACTTGAAAAAGTCGCCGTTTCACTTGTGCGGTTGACGATATTAATTGATCCGGCTGAATCTTCGTTTGGAACAAATGTCCAGTTGTAAGTGAAGGGGGCGACGCCGCCAGTTATTGAAGCGGTACGCGTTCCGAGATTTAAACGTTTGCCTGACCCGCCGCTATTAAAGCCACTAAAATAAACGCTGAACGTATCGAAGTTCGGGCCTTGCGGCGAGATAATAATCGGTCGATCAAGGGTTAATTGTCCATTCGCATGCGCGAAACCCGGCATGTACATATCGCCTTCGGCGCTGATTCGCACATACCGACCAATGGACGTATTGCCGAGGAATAATCCCGAGTGACCGAGGAAATAGCCTACGCCACCGCCAGCAGGCCAATCAGCCCCGATGTATGCCCCCCCCATCATATCGCCGTAAAGCTGGACATTGCCAGTCTGCCCATTTACCATAAACGTGCGCCGGCCGGACGTGTTATATCCGATCAGACCTTTCGGCGTCATTGCGGTGCCGTAGCCGCCCGTGTAATCGCCCGCAGTATTCCACGTAATATTGCCAGCACGGAAACCTGCCGGGGCATTGACGGTATCAACGCTAAAAATGCCAGCCAGGACATCGTTGCCCTTGTTCATCTTTGCGGCAAGTTTCGCATTGGCGTCAGCAATAGCCGCGTCCCGTGCTGCATTCGCTTTAGTCGTGGCGTCGGCTATTGCCCGTTGTTCTTCCGCGGTGACCTTTCCATCGGCATACGCGCGAGTGGTGACATTGGCGAGATTGATTTGCTCGGTGGCGTATATCTGCGCGGCGGTGCGCGAGACGTCCGCTTTGGCTTGTGCGTCGGCAGCGATATCCTCCGTAGAGGGCGACCATTGTGTTGCCGCATTACCTTCTTCGATCTGCACGCAGTCAATGGCCAGCCACGAATACGCGCCGTTAGTCAGAATGCCGAATCGCGGTTCAATTTGCGTTACACCGGGCGGGCACGTCCAAGCGACTACTTGCCGTCGCCAGTCGCCACCGAGATTGTCTATAGGAAGAAATGCATTGCCGACGACTGCATCTGAACTGTTAACCAACTTAATGTAGGAGCTACTAGATGTGATCACGCCCTGCGTGGCGCTCCGCGAGTAAAAACTGATTCGGTATTCCTTGCCAGGAGTGACGTTGACTCGCGTCCCAACATAGACGTACATGTCTGCCCCGGTACCTTGCATGAATAGTGATTTAGCACCACTTATTGCCCCCGCTGAAGCATTGAGGTTTACGTCGGTGTAACCTGCGCCGTACAGGTTGTGAATGCCCCGCTCGAAATCGCCGTCAGGAAACAGATTGCGCCCACCGATGACAATCTCGCTGTTCTTCGTGCCTGGCGCGGCGGCCTCTGCCGCCAGCGTGCCGCCAGCGCCCAGGATCAGTGTGCCATCAGGCTTGCGAATTTCGACCGTGCCTGCCTTCAGCGCGGCGCCGTTGATCGACCCAGTCACGAACAGGCTGCCGTCGAAAACCGCGCCGATCGCGTTCCATGCCGCGCCATCCCAGCGCTTCGTCATCGCAAACGTGCCGCCATTGGAAATCGTGACAACGTCACTGACGACATTGTCACCGGGCGTTACTGCGTTGGCCGTTCCATCTGACCAGGCGGATCCTCCAGCGTAATACTGGCCGGCACCGCGCGCGCCGGGCGTGCCATTGCCTGGTGCGCCATCGCGCACGACGCCAATGATGCAGCTCTGCGTGAACGTCTCGCCGCCAGCTACGATCCGGGCGGTTACGATGGCAGCCGGCCCTTGCATGTCAGCATAACGAACGACAGCGCTCTTGCCGGTCACACCGGTGAGCACCGCGCCGTCAGCCGTGAAGGTCACGTCGCCATCCAGACCGATCAGAGTTGCGGTGATCGTAGTTGCCGGCGCATCGACGGCGCCAGCAGCGTTGACGTGGAACAGCGACGGCGACGCGGTCAACAGGATCGAAGCATTTTTCGGGTTGATGATCCGGACTGAAGCAGACTGCAGGATCGCATCACGGTCGTTCAGTGCTGTGCTCATACGAGGAAACCTACGGTAACCCGACCGGTTTCCCAGTCAGGTGCAAGTGAAATAACGATGCCGGTCACGCCGGCGTCCATGCCGAAGCGCGGCGAGTAGACCGTGACGGCCTGGCCCAGCTCGAGCGCCAGCAGTTCCGGCACACCCTCGAACTCGTACGTGGTGCGCGGCACCTTCCACAGATCGAGCCGGCGCTGCGCCTCGGCGTCGGCGTCGGCGCGCGTGAGCAGCATGGTGTCGATCTGCACCGGCTCGGCGTTCAGGCGGTAGGTGGCCAGCGTGGCCGCGTCGGTTTTGGTGGTGGTCAGCCACTCTTCCGTGAAGAGCGCCTTGTGCACCTCCGGTAAGTTCGCCAGCGTGCCGGCGTCCTGAACTGTCCAGTTTTTGGCGAAACCCAGCTTGACGGCGCCGACGGGGTCGGTGCGGCCGACTGGCTCGAGATGGTCGACCATGTGCTCAGGCCGGATCACGAACGGCGCGCCGCCGCCCGGCAGCGCAACCTTGATGAGCCGAGCCAGGCCGAGGCGCGACATCACCAGCTGGGCGCCGACGCTACCGAGCAGCATCTGGCAGGCGGCCAGCACGTTCTGGCGCGCGGTCGAGTACACGCCCAGCGGCTGCTGGTGCGCGGCGTCGAACGCGGCGATGTTGGTCAGGTCGAGATCGGCATCAGTGAACCGGTCGGACGCCTTGCCGTAGCTGGTGACCAGGCGCTTGACCAGCTGCGCCGCGGTGTCGACGTAGCCGCCGGCCGCAGCGCCGCGCACGGATGCGGTGACCACCCCGACCGGATTCCCGTTCGGTGGTAACTGGAATGTGCCGGTGGCAGGGTCGGCGGTGAACGCCACCGGTGCACCGTTGTCACGCACCTCGATGATCGAATGAATGGGGCCTGCGTGTACCTGGTACTTCAGGATCGCGGCATTGGTCAGCAGCGGCGTCACGTTGAATGCTTGGCCCAGCGCGATCGGCAGCAATGCATCCCGCTGCTCGCCCGCGCCGCCCAACTTGGCCTCGCTGATCGGTGTGTTCAGCCGCTGCATTTTGTCGCGCAGCTTGAGCGCCAGCGCCTGACGGCCGCGCGGCGCGATGTCGGCCACGATCCCGTTGAAGATCATCCGGAAGTCCGCGCGCCCCCAGCGCACATCGCCGATGTACGCCTTGATCGACCGATTGTTCCAGATGTACCCAGGCCCAGCCCAGGCATCGCGCGCACCGCCGACGTTCTCGAGCTCGAGTTCGCCAGCCGATAGCCCGCCCTCGCCGTCCAACAGCAGCCGCTCAGTGAACAGCCTGCCGACCGTGGCGATGGGCAGGTACGTGGTGTTCGCCGGCGCGTCGCCGGGCCCGGTGGTGAACGGTTTCGTCGCCAGGTACACGACGGACTCCACGCCACCGATCTGCACTGCCGCCTCGATGAGGACGACACGATATGCGGCCGAGCTTTTCAGCCAGGCCAGGAACTGAGCATCAGTCATGCGAATGCAACCCTTTGTTCACTGTTGGCGACGGATTTGACCGCCGTGGTGGTGGCGCCGGCGACGCGGTCAGCGTTGTCGCTAGCTGCCCGGGCATTCGCCGTGATGATGTCGCCGGTCTGCGCTTTCTGCTCTGCCGTGAGTTTTTCGACCAGGCCATTCAAGCGCTTGATCTCCGAAACCAGGGCGACCGAGCTGTCCGTGCCGTACGAGGAATACACGACCGGTGTTGGCATGTAGACCTGCGGCGGCGCGGCGATGCCGGTAGGTGTCACCGGCGCCGTCGTGCCCATGACCTGGTGCATCTGCAGGATTGCATCGCGCACCGACAGCACAGACTTGTCGAGCGTGATCAGGCCGCTCACCGACAGCTTCAGCGCGTCCAGCTGCGCCTTGCCGACGTCGACCTGCGCGCCTGCCCAGCGCTCCGCCTCTGCCGTGGATGCCTGCGCATAAGCGAAGTCGGCCTGGTACTGACCGCTGCTGGCGAACACAGCGCGCGACGCCGTGAGGAACGAGTTGAACGCGGCCGAATAGTTCGACTGTGCCGACTCGTCACCACTGCGCGCCGCCGCCAGGACCGTCTCGTACTGCGCCTTCGCCTCCGCATATTTCTCTTGCGGCGACAGCGGCGACAGGCTGCCCAGCAGCGCGTTCTCCCGCAGGCTTTTCAGGCTTGCGGCGAACGACCCCATGCGGTCGATCGTTGAACTGATCGCATCGTTCTCGGCGTTGTACGCATCGGTCAGTTCCGAGCGCGCATCGGCCAGGGTCTTCGTTGCATCCTCGATCTCGGGATACAGCTTGGCGTACGCTTCCTGCAGGTCCATCAGCGCGACGTACTGCTCACGCTGGGCCACGTTCGCCAGATCGAGGCCCAAGACGTACTGCTTGAACGAATCGCGCGAGCGCAGGGCCGACAGGCCCATCGATGCCAGCTGATCGGTGACGTATTTCTGCACCGGCGCCAGGCGCTCGGACTCGGACAGGAAGTTCTCGGCGAAGCTGGCCGTCTGGCTGGCCAGCTCATCGATCCCGCCCGCCAGAGTCAGCAGGTCCTCGCGCGCGCCGAGACTGGCCACGCCGGTTGCGCCGAACGTTTTGCCCACGCTGGCCAGGACAGCATCCAGGCTGGCATAGTTTGCGGCCACACGTGTCAGAGTCTCGAGCGCGCCCTCCCCGATCTTCTGGAACTGGGTGATGCCAGCGATGCTGAAGTTCGCCAGTTGGTCGCCAACCTTGGAGAAGACGGCCGACAGCTGCTCTTCAATTTCTTTGCCGCTGAGATCCTTGAGGCTGACCTTGCCGATGTCAACCACGAAGCTACTCAGGCGGCTGGTAAAGTCATCGCCGCCGACGCCGAGCAGCTTGCCGGCCTCGACGACGGAGCCGTACAGCGAGGTGAGTACGCTGGTGATCTGCCGATTACCCTCGGCGCCCAAGCCTTCGACCTGCGTGCTCGTCTTGCTGCTGCTGAACCACCCGCCGCTTTTCTTGACGTCGGCATACTGTGAGGCATTCGTGCCGCCGTTGAGGATCGACGAAAAGCTGGCCGGCTTCAGCATAAAGCCAGTGTCTTCGACGGTCTTCTTGCCACCGAAGATGCTACTGCCTATCTTGCTGAAAAAATTGCCATCCTTCGTGGCGAACTTACTGCCGAATTCACCGGACACGCCGGTGGACTGAACGAGGAACGACGCAAACTGCCCGATATTGGCCTCGATGTTGCGCAGTGAAGCCAGCATCCCGGTGCTGATGTTCAGATCCTTCGACGTTGCGCTCTCGATCAGGTCGAGCGATTTGGCGATCGAGTCCGATTTTTCGTCGGAGCCGAGAACCGAACCGGTGCCCTGCGTTTTCTGCCGCTGCTCGGACAAGGCGATGCTGCCCCCGCCGATCCCGCCAACCATCTTCGCGCCGATGGCCACCACCGCCGCCAGCGTCGCCGCGCCGGCCGCCAAGTTCAGCGGGAACGGCAGCGATGCGATGGCCTTGACCACGGCAGTCACGCCCCAGGCGCTGGCCTCGGTCGCAGCCAAGCCGGTCGATGCCGCACTCGCCGCAGCCTCGCCGGTCAGCTTCGTCGCGTTCAGCGCCGTGTTTGCGGCCACCTCGCCCTGCTTGAAGAAGATCTTCTTCGCCATCGCCTGCAGCGCCAGCGCCAGCTCGGCCGCGCGGTAGGCCTTTTCCGCGCCCGAGAGAACGGCATAGCCCTTGCTGCCCTCGGCGAAGAAGCCCTTGGCCGCCGCGGCCATGTCGCCGTAGCCACTCAAGCGCGACTTCAATTCTTTCGAATTGATGGCTGCGGTAGCATTGGCCAGACCCTTGGAATCGGTCGCGTACTTGATGGCAGCGTTCTTGCGCGCATCGTCAACCTCCGCCTGGCGAATGCCGTAAGCATCCAGCGCCGTGACCAGTTGCGTCATCGAATCGCCGGCCGCGCCAAACGCACCCTTGAGCGCCTCGCCGAAGGTCTGTGCCTTCGTCGGGTCGAGCAGCTTGTCTAGTTCCTCGCCGGCCTTCTTGGCTGCGTCAAAATTTACCTGCTTCGTAGCTCCTTCACGTACGGCTTGCGCTCGCTCGCGCAGTGCCGCTGCTTCCTTGCGGTATTCCTCCGCCAGTTGCCCAGTGATGTCGAGGCCCTCAGCCACCCAGATTTGCTCTTCAACGCGCAGGGCTAGGCCCTCAATGCGGGTCGCGTTCAGCTCGCCGAGCGCATCTTTCGCCGCGCCGATCTGGTCGTTTTCATCGCGCTGCGCCTGCAGCTCCTTGGCCGCCTTATCCGCGCCATTGCTCGCAGCGTCATAAGCCTTCTGATATTTTTCAAGCGACTTCAAGCGCTCGTCTTCGGCTTGCTTCACGAACTGCTGCTGGCCGATGTATGTTTCAACCGTGTCGACGTATTCCTGCAACGACTGCTTGCCAGCCTGGTAGCCGCTGTACAGCTTGTTCAAATTGCTGTAGAAGTCCGCATCGATGCCGACGCTTTTGCCGTTGATGCGGTCGACCAGTGCCTCGTATTCCTTCACCGCCTTCGCGGCTTCCTGAGCCGCCTTTTTCGCCGCCGCCTCATCAACCTCACGCGGCAAGGATGGCTTCGGCTTGTCGCCTTCTCCCGCATTCGGCGTGACGACCGGCGCAATCCGGCTGGCCAGGCGTGCGCGGTAGGCTTTTTCGAACTGTTCGGAAGGCGCGCTGTTGACTTCTTCGACGCTTTTCCATCCGTCGGCCACAGTTTGCTTCAAGTTGCCGAAAGCTTCCTTGATGCTCTTGAACCCGTCGCCGCCGTTAAGGGCCTCATATCCAGCCGTCAGCGAGTCGAACTTCCCGACAGCATCCACCAACATAAAACCAGAGCGCACTGCCTTGAACGCGTCCCAGGCCACACTGGAATACCGCGCGAAGTTCGCGACGGCATCTGATGCCTTCGCAAAGCCAAGCCCGATATCGTCAGCCCAGGACGACCACTCACCTTTTTTAATCGAAGTCTGCTGCTTGTAGACGTCTGAGAAGGCGCCGGCCAAGTCTCTCAGCGCTGGCGCCAACGCAACGGCAGCTGACGTGGCGAGGCCTTTCACCTCGATTTTCAGGAAACCTATTTGATCCTGGAAAGCGGCGGCTGCGGCTGCGGCCTCGCCCGAGGTGCCCGCGACCCCGCCATAGTTTTCTGCCAGGTCGTTCAGGAATGGGAGGAGATCGGCCCCGGACTTGCCGACCAGGTTGTTCATCAGGGCCGTTTTGCCTGCGTCGTCGCGGTAGTTCTGGAGGCTTTTGGAGGCCTCAACCAGGACAACGGACGGATCGCGCAAATTACCAGCCGCGTCTCGCGAGGAGACGCCCAGCGTCTTGAGTGCTTTCTGGACTTTGTTGCTGTCGTCGTCCAGGCCCGCCATGCCGCGCGAAAGCTTTACGATCGCAGCGTCGACGCCGCCCATATCTTCGCCAAACACTACGGCAATCTTCTGGATCTTGGAAAGGCTTTCGACCGATGAGCCGGTTTTTTGGGCCATGCCATCGAGATCCGCCAGGTCGTTCAGAGCATCACCGACCATCACGGCGCCGGCGGCGGCGGCGGCCACAACGGCTGCAGCAACAGCCAGAAAAGCGACCTTGGCGCCCTCTGCCAAATCGGCCAGACTGCCGAACGACGATTCGCCAGCCTCTTCTTGCTCGCGCAGCTTCTGGATCATTTCGGCTGCGGCGTCGCTGACGCCTAGCTGCTCGGCGCGCAGCGCGGCCAGCTGGGATGCGGACTTGCCAATGCCCTCGGTGCGCGAACGCAGGCTGTCGAGGAACCGGGTCGAATCGTCGAGCTTGCGCTGGGCATCGGCCGCGAGCGCGCTCTTCTTCGTCATTTCGTCCAGCTGATCCAGGTATGGACGCAGGGCGTTGACGTTCAGGCCGCGCGAGTTCGCCAGCGCTTCGTAATACTGCGCCGATCCTTTGGCGCCGGCATTCATCGTGGCCAGCGTGCGCTGAATCGAGTCGGCCATGTTCTTGGTGGCGCGGTCCATGCGGCCAGCTGCTACTCCGGCACCGTCGCCCGCCGTCTCCATGCCCGGCGTGCTGGCGACGCCTTCCAGGGCAGCCGTCGTCTTCTTCGCGCTGGACTCGAGGTTGTCAAGATTCCGGCCCGTCTTGGCCGTTGCATCATCGACCTTGCGCAGCCCTGCCTCGACACCACTCGCGTCGGCGGTGATCATGATTGTTGCGTTGTTGACGATATCGCTCATGTCCCGCCCATAAAAAGTGCCACCTGAAGATGGCTGTAAAACTGGTTATTCCTTGCGCATGGCCTGCAGCGCCGCTGACTCCATGACGCGAACGTCGGCCATCAGCTGCTGCCATTCGGCGCGCGGCGCGGCGATCATGCGCAGCGCCATCGGCAGCGCGGCATAGTCCAGGCCCGTGGGTCCGGACATGCCGATCCGCCACTGTGTATCCATCGTGCAGAACAGCAGGTACGCCTGATAGTTGTCAGGCCAGATCTCGACCGACGTTGCCACCTCGTCCCGGGTCAGGCCCGCGATCGCCAGTTCGTCGTCGGTGGGCCCGGCCTCGTAGATGGCAGTGGCAACGTCGATCAGTTTTTTGCGCGTGCGCCCGTCAGCTCGCGGATGTACACGTCGAGCACGGCCTGTGCCGAGCCCATGTAACGCTGGACCAGCTTCTCGATCGATTCCTTGCCGAACGGTTCGTCCAGGTCCCAGCCGCTGGCGATGTCCATCAGCGCGTCGACGTCTTCGGCGCCATGCAGGCCATCGACGAATTCCTTGAAGTCGTCGCGGGTGCGGTGCTTGAAGATGAACTCGACGTCGGCAGCTTTGCCGCCCGCGACCGGGATCGACACGATTGCTTTGAAGGTGGCGGCGATGGCCAGGGAGAGTTTTGCTTTTGCCATGATGATTTTTCTTTCGGATGTGGAATAAAAAAGACCCGCGAGGCGCTACCCCGCGGGCTGGGAAAAGGCCAGCGCCGATCAGTCGGCACCAGCTGGCAACACGGATTAGTAGCGAACGACCTTGTTCTGCAGCGAGAACATCGACTTCACCGCCATGACGCTGCCCTTCGACAGGCTCGGCGACTCGTTGAACGAGCAGTAGCCGGCGTACAGCAGCACGCCGCCGCCAGGAAGCAGGCCGCGCAGGCAGGTCAGCGCGACGCTGTCCGAAGCTTTTTTCAGCGCGGCGTGGTGTGGCAGCGACTTGTCGTCGGCAGTCGTCAGCGTGACGGTGGTGGCGGTGAAGCCGTCCGGGAGCATTACGGGCGCGTCGGTATCCAGCAGCGGCACTTCGACGTTCTTGCCGTCGCCGCCCGAGATCTCGGCGCCGGTCACGCCGACGATCGGCACCCAGGTGGTGATCTTGCGGACGCTGCCGGTACCGGCGCCGGCCGGGAACAGGCTGGTGTCGGTCGTGTCCAGGCCTTCGATGGTGAACGAGGTGCCGGTGGCGACCTTCAGGCGGAACACGCGGCCATTGGCCTTGCTCCAGCCGCCGGTGTATTCGACGAAGTCGCCGGCGGCGAACGTGTTGGTGGCGGTGAACACAGCTTCCGTGGCGTTGGTGGCGGCGCTGATCAGGACGCCGGCGGAGAACACGGACGCCAGAGCGAACGCGATGTTATTTGGCAATTGCATATCGGCCTTTCAGGGGTAAAGCCCGGAAGCCGGGCAAGAAAAAAGCCGCCTGGATTTCTCCGGGCGGCCTGGGGGTGAAACTAGTACGGGTCAGCAAAACAGCATGAAGTCTTGCATGACGCCGCGGCGGTCTGTTCCTTCGTCGTATGTCGCCACGCGCCCGGTCGCCACTTCGACCTGCAGCGCGCTGGCGGAGCGCAGCGTGTCTTCGACCAGCATGCCGATCTCGGATGCTTCGATGCGGCGCGTGGCCCAGACGTTGACCTGGATGCGCACGCGCTGCTTGTCCGGGCGGTCACCCGTGAGGAAGTTCAGCGGCTCCCCGCCCACCACCTGGTAGGTGATGTACGGAGTCGGCGTGTCGACCTCGGCCAGGTCGGGGAAGATCCGGCCGCCGGCCAGGTTGCTCAGCGCGCTGTGTACGTGTTCTTCGGGTGTCATGATCCTGTGCGGTTCCTCGCAAGTTGCTGGGCCAAGGTGCTCGTCATGGCGTCGACGGCAACCTGCTTTTTGCTCTCGTACGCCGGGCGCATGAACGGGTACGCCGGCGCGCTGGCCGTGCCGTACTCGAGCTCGGCAGCGCGGCGGTGAGCTTCCCACCCCGTCGTCTTGCCGGTCTTCTTGCTGACCTTCTTGTTGCGCGGCACGAACTTGTGGCCGCGCTCGACGAAGCGCCAGTAGAAGGCATCGGTCCCGCCGTACGTACCGGCGCGCACCGTGACCAAGTAGACCTGGCGCCGCGCGCCGTCCGATTCTTCCTCGAGCCGCTTGACGATGATGTTGTCGTGGATCGTGTAGGTCTTGGCCCGTGCACGGGCGTTGCGCTTTGCTTCATCACGGAATGGCTCGGCGCCGGAGAACCCGACCGCGCGCAGCCCGTCCTCGTCGATCGCGCTGGCGACCTGGTCGACGGTCTGCTGCACAGCGGCCATCAGCTGGGTTGTATCGAAGCGGATCACGACGTCGACTCACAGACCAGGAACATGAACGCCGAATCCCGGCTATCGGGGAGCGCCGACTTGACGTCGTAGACCTTTGCCTTGAACAGGACACTCACGCCAGTATCGACGTCGGGCCGCGCGCGGATCCGGATCGAGCACTTGACGACCGCCGTGTCGGCGCCGGCGCGCATCACCTCGGCGCCCGACTGGAACAGGACGTCGGCCCACACGGTGGCAATGTCTACCGGCGCATCAATTGGCTGACCGATCTTGTCCTTACCGGCGCTGCGGCGCAGTGTGATCCGATCGTTCATCACAGGTACACCCGCGCGCGATCGAGCAGGCCGCCCAGGAATTCGCTCTTGGGCATGCCGGCCGGCGCGAAGTGCTCGGCGACCTTGCCCAGGATGTAGCCCTTGATCTCGTCCGGCACCGTGCTGTCGTCGACGCCGTAGCCGCACGAGTACTGCACCTCGACAGCGCTGATGCGCGCCTGCGTCGATGGCCAGGCCCGGCCCGGCGCCGGCACGATGTAGCCCGGCTCGCTTTCGTTGTCGACCAGGTAGTCGTCCGGATGCAGGATCTGGCGCACGCCGGCGGCGTCGTAGAACTTGATGTGCTCGACAGCCAGGATCGGCGGGTGCTCGAGCCGGAACGCCGGCGGGAAGGCGTCGAGCGTCAGCCGGTAGGTCTGCTGCACCAGCGCGCGGCCCGTCTCGTGCTCGGCGTCGCGCGTGTACTGGCCGATGACCTGGCGCAGCTCGACGTCGGCCTCGGGCCCGTCCAGCCGCGCCGACAAGCGCGCAGCTTCCAGCGACACGGCCAGCGCTGCAGGCGGGGTGATCAGTCGCAGGCTCATCGAATGGTTCCTTGTGTTGCCGGTGGCCGGCCGGCGCCGTGCGGCGCGCCAGGCGCTGCCGGCGCGCGGGCGTACTCGACAGCGGCCTCTTCCTGCTGCTTGAGCAGCTCGGTGTTCGGCACGCTCGGCAGTTGCGATGCATCAATCATCAGTTGTCCACCCGGTTGAATTGAATGGTTCGGTAGAACCGCTCGCTGTTGGCGCAGTCGATGCGCAGGTCGCAGTAATTGACGCCGGCCGGCAGCGTGTCCATGCCGCCCAGCTTCACCAGGATCAACGACCCCTGGATCACCGCCGGCACCAGCACGCTTACGCCCACCGGCAGCGCCAGCACCGCGCTGGCAGTAGTGTTGCTGTCGGTCAGGTCGTTGCTGATGTCGGCCACGAAATAGCTTTCGTCGTCCGCGTCCTTCTCCAGCGACCAGGATCCGGCCTGCTGCTTGAACCAGATCGTGCGGTCGAACCGCTCGCCGTTCGCGCACGTGATGCGGAACGTGCAGAAGTTGACCGCGCCGGTCGCTGCGTTGAACCCGCCCAGCTTCACCGGGATCAGCTTGCCCTGGATGACGGGCTGCTGAAGCACTGTCACGCCAGCAACGATGGCCTCGACCGAAACGGCGGTTGTGCCGCGCTCGGCCAAGTCGATCGTCAGGTTCGCCACCCAGTAGCGTTCGTCGAGCGGGTGCTTCTCGCTCCACCATTTGCCCGCCTCGAGGTACGGAGCGTTTGGCGTGCGCGCGCCTGGCACGCTGCCGAACGCCACCACCCGGGTACCGCCCGGAAATGCGACCCGGCGGGATTCGGCAACCGTCGAGGCCACCACCGCATTCTGCGCAGGCTGCTCGGCCAGCGTGGTGAAGCTCGCCGACAGCGGCGTGGCGCGGTTGCCAGCGGCATCGAAGGCGCGCATGCGCACCGCGTGCGCAGTGCTTGCAGGTCGGCCTGAAACCGTGACTGAGCGAGCAGCGTTGGCAATGACGGTGTAGTTCGTGCCGCCGTTGATGCTGTATTCATAGCCGGCGACGCCGACTGCATCTGTAGCCGCCGGGCACGACAGCATGGCGCCCGACGTGGTGATGGCGGACACCGTGATCTCGCCGGTCATTACGGGAGCGGTGGTGTCAGCTGTAGAAACTGCGGTAGTCGCAAGTACCGTCTCCACGTGCATCGGCAGCGGCATCGTACCGTCATCCATAATCGGCGCACTGTCGGCAGGGGCCGGGCCAGCAAGAACGCGTGTGACAACAGGCGCCACCAGCGCGCGATTACACGTGACGCGGTAGCGGGTAGCGCTCACGCGGGCGGTGGCGGTGATTGACGGCGTGCCGCTGGCGTCGCTTACGGTAAAGCCAGTGCCGCCGGTTGCCGGCGACAAATCGGTGCCGTTGCGGTGCGCCACGTCGATAAATACGTCGCTGCCGCTGAATGTGAACGCTGTTGCTACTGGCCCGCGCATGTACACGCCGTCGCCGTACAGCCGGCGTGCCCATACTTTGCCGATGCGGTTGGTTAGCCCCTGAAAACCGGCAGGCAGCATGTGGATTCCGTCGCCGCTCAGTGGGAAATCAACCACTTGAACATGACTCACGCCGGCCAGGTCGCCGCTGGCGTTTTCGGCCATGCGTACGGCATCGGACCGGCGCGCGAAATCTGCGTACGTGCCGCCGTAACTCGTGCGCCGGTTGTAACCGCCAATCATGATTGGCAAGGATGCTTGACCGGTCAGATTGCGGATACGCAAAAACAATTCTTGCAGGTTAGACAGGTGCCCGGCTGTGTCTACAACAAGTTGGTTAGCGGCATCGTTGGAGCCGACCGAAACGACTGCGCCAGCGAGTTTTGAGCCGTTGGCCGTAACATAGTTGCTTACCCGCGTCCAAGCTGTGCTTGACGTGTTGAGCCAGTCGCCCGCCAGCGTGGTACCGCCGATGCCGCAATGTAAGAACCCGATCGGCATGCCGGACTGCTCGGCCAGCGCGTTTGCCGCGAGGATGGCCGAACCGACACCCGTGTACTTAGCCCACGATCCGGCGTAGACACGCACGTCCGCGCGCGCGGTGAACCCCGAGCCTGACAGCGTGGTGAAACAGCCTTCGGGAGTGCTCGATCCGGTCCATACGAACAGATCGCCCACACCAAACACGTTCGCGAAGATGGCCGATGTGGCTAAGACTGATGCGCCGCTTTTTGAGCGTACCGCCATTTTGTACATACCACCGGCAGGAATCGCCGGGGTTGCCGACCAAGCGCCCGATGCGATGGTGGCAGACATTGCCGCCCACGGTTTGAGAATCGCTACGTCGTCTTCGGCGTACAGCTGGTATTCGATGGCCGTCGGGGTGGTGCCCACGTACGCGCCGGATACCGCAATCGAGGCGGCTCCAGTGACGCGTTGGTAGATTCGTTCGGCAGCAGGGCCGGCGAGCGAAATGCTATTGGTCGATGGTGCCGCGCCGTAGCCGAATGCCGGCTGCATAGTGCTGGTCGTCGGCGTGCCGGACTTTGTGAACACGTTTGCTGACGGGCCGCGGTCCGCGAAGTCGTCTACGGTATCAAGCCGGACGTACCAATTGACCGTTTTTCCGAGCTGCGCAATGACGTCTTCGCCGAATGCAAGCCGCGCCTTTTCCAATGGCGTCAACAGGCCGGCCATAGCGAACACGCGGCCGAGCGACTGGTCAGACATGCGCGCGGTGTTTTTGTCGGACCGGCTGCCGATATACATGCCTGCCGTACTGTTGAACGACAGCGCCGTGTTGAGCGTGGCAGTCGTGTCGGTTTGCATCGCCGAGCCGTCAGCCGGCGCGTTTGCAAGAATTGGGAATCGCTGCAGGCTGAGAACCGAACCCGCGCGCTCGACAAAGTACGCCCAAATTTCACCCGCCGCCAACGCGACCGTGCCGGCAAGTGTTGGATTGCTGGTGTCGGTGTTTGTCCCGCTCCAAATCTTCAATTTGCCGTTGGCCGGCTCGTATGTGATGTTGAAAGAACCAGCCGCGCCGAACCCGCCGTTTGATATCAGGTATTGCGGTTCCCCGCTGACAACACCATCCATGCCCAAAATAAAGCCGATCGTAAAATCGCCGGCTGGGAGGGTGAAGCTGTCGTGATCGGGCGCCGAAAAATATTGGTTGTAAGCGGCGCGGCTGGTTTTAACAGTCATGTTTTATTTAGCCTTGCTGAGGGTTTCGAGGATGCCGTCGATTTCGACGCGTGGCATCGCGGCCAGCTACTCGGCGCTCACGTCTTTGCTTCCAGCTCGATGGTTTTCATTCGCCCGCGCCGCTCGTACATCACCTTGGTGACGCCGAGTTCGCGGAGCATGTTCAGTGCGCACTCGTAGGCCGCGCGGTCGATCTTGCCGACGGCGCCGTGCACATACACGGTGCTGCTTGTCAGGTGGGTGACAGTGATGATCCCTTCGTACGCGCGGCGCGCTTCGTAGCCGCCCGGCGCGGAGTACGCGCGAATGGTTGAGACCTCGGGGGTCATGTGCAGGTGGGTCATCACGGCCTGCCCGGGTTACTGCTCGGTTGCCAGCGTTTCCGCGTAGGCCACGGCCTTCGGGTCGGTGTCGACCACGTCGACAAGCGCCTTGGCTTCGGCCGCGTCGATCTCGACGACGTCGTTCGGTTGACCGAGCGCGCAGGCGGTGAGCACGCGCGCTTTGATTTTTTTGGCGTCTGCCATGTTGTTCTCCAGGTGAGACAGCCGACTTGCGCCGGCTGCCGGCTACGATCAGGTGGCCGAGTTTTGGAAGTAGCGCACCGCGCCACCGACGTCGATCAGGTTGCCGCCGGAACGGCAGAAGGCCACGAAGCCGACCTGGCCCTTGAGCGTGTAAGCGCTGTCGGTCATGCGGAACAGCGTGGTATCCATCACGTCGCGCACCAGGTACTTGCTGAAGTCGCCGAACAGGATCGACTTTGCGTTCGCAGCCATCACCGGCATGTGCTGGTTGATGATGATCTCGCGACCCAGCAGGCGGTCAGGGGCGCCGCCAGGGGTGCCGGACTCATACCCGGGCACGAAGATCGGACGGCCGTTGTCGTCCTTGATCTTGCGCAGCGCGGCCAGGGTGGTGTCATGCATCATCCATTTGCCGCTCGCACGGTAGTACGGATCGACCGAGTGTTCCAGGTCGATCAGGTCTTCGTACTTCACGGTCGTTGCGCCACCGGTAGCGGCGATCTTGCCAGCGGCGGCGGCGGTCAGCAATCCGCGTGGCTGGGTGCCACCGGCGCCGAGCGTATGGTGGCGGTTCTGGATACGACCGATGCGCAGGTTCAGCAGGTTCTGGATGTACGCTTCCACGTTGAACATCGAGTCCTGGATCAGCTCGAATGGCAGCGCGATCGATTTCGACGAATACTTGAAAACGTCGAGCGGCGCCTGACCGAACGTGGTGTCCATCGCCGAGGTCAACACATTCTGGCCAACGATCTCACCTTCTTCAGACGTTGCATCGGCGGTCGGGAACAGCATCTGGGCGCCGGTAGCAGTCTGGATGCCAGTTGCGACCGAGCGGACAGCGAACGTTGCCTTCATCGTTTCGATCAGCGTGCGGCTGAACTCAGTAGCGACGGTGTAGCCGCCTTCCGAGCCGGTCGTGGTCGACATCGCGGCGCGAATGTCCGGGTTGACCCGGGCCTGCATGGCCTGACGCTGCTCCGCCGAGAGTGCCGACAGGCCACCCGACAGCATGGCGCGCAGCGCCGCCGATTCGTTCGGCGCGCCAGCGCCTGCACTGTAGGCTGCGTTCACTGCTGCGTTATGCTGGTTCTCCGGATTCTCGCCGGCCAGCTGGGCAATGCGGTTTTCGCGCGCGATGTCGGCATCGATCGCTTCGACTTCAGCCAGGAACTTGTCCAGTTCGCCGGCTTCGGCTGCCGGCATGCGCTGGTCGGCCGGATACTTGTTATTCAGGTCGCGGACTTTCTTGGCCGCGATGTCGCGTTGGGCGCGCAGGGCTGCGAGCTTGGTCATGTAAAACCTTTCGATGGGGGTTGGTCCGCTCTCGCGGCCGTTGGGCATAAAAAAAGCCACCCGAAGGTGGCTGGCTTAGTGGCGCGAGAGCGTCAGCTAACTTGGAGGCGGGCCATCATTGCAACCCGCTGCAACTGGCGCGCGCGGTGGTCGTCAGTGACCGCCGGTTCAATCGTGGGCGCAGGCTCTGCCGCCGGCGCATTACTGTAGGCACTGAGGTTCCAGCGGCGGGATGCTGAAGCGCTCGGCGCCGTGCTCTGAAGGACGCTGTCGATAAACCCGAATTTCACCGCATCGTCAGCAGTGAACCAGGTTTCCGCTTTGCACCAGTCAATGACCTGCTGTCGGTCCTGGCCGCTGCGCTGGACGTATGCGTCATACATGGCGTCATCGCACTTGCGCAGCAGGTCGACCGTCTGCAGCAGGTCGTCGGCATTTCCGATTGCCATGGTCCACGTTTGGTGGATCATGAATTTCGATGCGGGCGTGGCCACCACTTCGTCGCAGGCGCAGGCGATGGAAGTAGCAGCACTCGCGGCAAAGCCTTCGATCTGCATCTTCACGTGCGCAGGATGCTCGCGCAGCGCCTGGCACATTGCCTCGGCAGCGAACACATCGCCACCTGGACAATTGGTGTACAGGGTGATTGTGTCCGCCTCAAGCGCGCGAAGCGCTGGCACGAAGTCCTGCGGACACACACCGCCCCACCACTCGGCGCTCAGCCGATCGCCGACAATCGGGTCGTATAGATAGATCGCGGCATCGCCGCCCTTCTGCACGATTTTGTTTGCGATCGGCTCGAAGGGCTTTCGGTTTTCATTCAGCAGCTGGTACAGGCGATTGCGCACTAGCGCCTCCATTCGTAATCAGGTTTTCATTCGGCGGCATGTTTTCCAGCCGGCGGATCTCGGTCGCGTCCATGAAGGGCTGCTCGCCCGCGCGACCTAGCGCAATCCGGTACGCCTCGAACCGCGCGCGTTGGTCACCGCGCTCGAGCGCTTCGGTCTTGTGTTCGATGAAGAAGCGCTCACCGGTCGGCCACAGCCGGCGGTTGAACTCCTGCTTGATCTCGTTCAGCCGGTCGTTCAGGACGTAGCGGACGAAGTTGCCGCCCTGCTCCGCCATACCCGTTCCCCACGAGCTGGTCTTCTCGGTGTGGCCCACCATGTGCGGCGGCACGCCGAAAACCCGGCAGATCTCTTCGACCGTAAAGAGGCGGGTCGCCAGGATCTCGGCGTCCTTCGAATTCACGCTCAGCTGCGCCGGCTCCAAGCCACCGGACAGAATCAGCGGGCCGCGCCCGCCGTTCTGCGCGCGCGCGATCAGCGACGCCTTCAGCTGCTCGAGCTGGGCCTTGTCCAGCTTCGATGCTGTCTTCAGCGCGTAGTCGAAGTTGGCGGCGCCACCGAAGAACTGCCCGGCGTATTCTTGCCCCGCGATCGCGGTGCCGACGATATCCAGTGCGGCGTGGCAGAGTGGGCTTGGGCTGAGCAGAGTTTCATCGTTGAAGCCAAGGCTCTTCAGGTGGATGACGTCGTCAGGCGGCAGCACGTACGAGCCGCCGCCGGCCGGGAAGACGCGGTAGTAAAACTTGCCGCCCTCTCGGAATGGCTGCATGCGTCGCGGGTGCCAGCCCTTCACATTGCCGCTGGAAAAGCTGGGGCGGAGAAGTTCAGCGAACCCGTCGCCGTCGCAGAGCTGCCGATTGATCAGAACCTTCCACGCGGTAGCCGCGCTCATTTCCGGGTTTGCCTGCTCGTTCAGGAACCACCAATATGGATGCTCGGCCGGCGCGCGGCCCTGCTTCTCGCTGCGCTCGTACACACCGACGGGCAGGCTGGAGATGGCGCCGACCAGACGGGCGATGCAGCCGTAGACTGCGGACACCCGCATCGCGGTGCTCTCAGTCACCGACTTGCCGGAGACGGAGCGGTTGGCAGCGCCGAGCAGGTTTGCCAGCTCGCCCATCGACATGCTGCCACTGGAGTTCTCGCCCAGCGCTACGATCCCGGCGCGCTCTGCAGCGCCAGCCCGGCCAGCCATCCAGGAATCGAGCACACGCGATTTATGCGGCGTCGCCTCCAGGTTCAACAGTTGTCCGGTCATCAAAAGTCCAATACGTGAATTTCCGGCGCCGCCGCCCCGGCGGGGTTCAGCGCCATCAGCGATACCGCGCAGAACGCGGCCATCAGCGGGTCAATCTTGGCCTTGCCGCTGGCCTGCTTGGTGATCAGGATGGCGTTGCCCTTGTCTTCGATGCGCGCGTTGCCGACGCACCAGGCCATCATCGGGCGGCCAGCGTGCAGCAGCTCACGGCCGGCGACCTTGCGCTCGGTGTCCTTGATGGCGCCGTTCAGTTTGTAGCCCTGGGAGATCGCGACGATCTGCTTCATATCGATGCCGCGGTCTTCCGTAATGAGCTCGTCGACGATAGCTCCGATGCCGGCGGCGTCGACCCCGATCCCTTTTTCCTCAGGAAGCAGACCCGAGTCGCGAACCCTGCAGATCAGATCGGCCACAGCTATGACGTCATCGCCCGGATGCTTGACGATGGTGAGGTCACCCTGCTTCTGGAAGTCCAGCAGCCGGGGCGCAATTTCCTGCCGTCGCTTGAGCACGATCTCATGGGCCCAGGCATGGCACCACAGCAGCCACTTGCCAGTTTCTCGCTCGCGCCCGAGAACCGACAGGCCCAGCAAGTCGTCCAGGCCGCCGCCGTCGATGCCGACGACAGCGACCTCGGACCGCTCGATCAGCGTGTCCAACGTGATAGCCTGGTCGCCAGCGGACTCCCAGAACTCGGCACCGCCCCACCGGTCTGATCGGAGGTTCAGGCCAATCTCGATGTTCAGGTGTTTTGCCCTGACGTCGCGCACAGCGTGCTCGCCGGCTTCGGTCGCTTCCAGCAGCTTCTGCTCGATCACTTCCGCGTCCACCGAGATACCCCAGTTCGGGTTCGTGATGTAGGCGTTGTCGAGATCCTCGTACGCTTTGCTTTTCAGCATGTGGTCCGGGAACTCGTAGATGATCGGCAGGAACCTGGGGTCATTGACCTTGCCGTCGCGCACCTTCCGTGCATAGCTGAGCTTGTCCAGGAACACGCCCGCTGGAGGTTCCGCTGACTGCGTCGTGCAGTAGAAGACGAAGCCTTCAGGGCGAGACGTAATGCCGCCGGTCGCCTCGGTCAGCATTGCTGCCGCCTTGCTGTTTTTGCCGAACTCGTGCAGCTCGTCGATGAAGACGCCAATCGCTTTCTTGCCGGTCACGGTCGCCGAGTCCGCAGCGACAACCTTCAGTGTCGCGCGAGTGAGGCGGCAGGTGACGGTCTTGATGTGCTGCTGCTCGTGGAATCGGTCGTTCAGCTCATCGTCAGCAAGGATCATCTCGCGGATCGGCTTGTACGCGTTGTCGGCCGCTTCCTTCGTAGGCGCCAGGATGATGAACTCGCCAGCCTGGCGGGTGTTGAGGATCAAGGCAGTCAGCATCACGCCGGCCGCGATCATCGACTTGCCGTTCTTTTTGGAGACCATCAGGAAATAGTTCGTGATGAGTCGCCGCTTGCGCTTGCGGTCGTAGCAGCCGAACAACGCCTCGACGAGATCGATCACCCACGGCTCGCACGCCTCGCCCATTGTCGGGCTGCCGTCGGCATCGACCATGCGCAGGGCCGAGAACACGTTCAGCGCATCCTCAGCCTCTTCAGGGAACAGCGGCTTGACCGGCACCATCGACTGGCGCTCTACAATGCGACTTTCCCAATCGGGTAGCGCGGTCGTCCAAGTTGTCATGACACGACCCTCAAGCCAAAGCGCCCGGTACCAGCCGCTTTCGCAGCTGCTTCTTTCTCGTCCTTCTTGCCGCCCTCGCCCAGCTTCTTATGCTTGAACGGCAGCATCGCCTTAGCCGCGTCGATCCTCAGGCGCAGATCGGCAGCCGGTTCATTCATCACCTTGGTGAGAAATTCGACCGGGTCCGCAGTTGGTGGAATGTCGAACGCTTCGTCGGCCGGGCCTGGCGCCGGCATCGCTCGTGCGCCGGCAGACGCTGGCACCTGGCGGCGCTGATCGAGGTAGGCTTTAACATCCGGGTCTTTAACAATTCGTGACCCGGCCGCTGATGCTGTCTTCTCGCTGAACCCGGCACTGATTGCCGCATCCTTATTGGAGAGCCCGGCCAAAACGGCATCGGCGAAGGCTCGCTTTTTGCCTGTTAAAGCCATTAACAAACTCCTTGAAGGGGACTTTTATCTCTACGTGAGGAACTAGTCGGTGTCTGAGAAATGAGACTCGCGAACTTTGATAGCCCCCCCTACTCTTGGGCGAGGACGGCAGTGGCGCGGAGGCCGCCGCACAGGAGCGCGACCTTGACGCCAGGCAGGGATGCGGCGAAGTTCGCCCGGATTTGCTCATGCTGCTCTTTGGTCAGGAACCGGTCGCAGGTGACGAGCAGCGTGTCGCCTGGTGCGATGACTACCTTGGCAAGCGACAGGTCAATAGGACGAGCCACGCTGCCGGGCTTCACGAGCAGTCTTAGCATCGTGGCAAGGTACGCAAAGGGTTTCTTTATTGCTGTCATCATCACTGCCTCCAGCCCACAAGGGCTTGATGTGGTCGACCGGATGGCCGATGGTTGTGCGGCCTTGCCGCTTGCACTCTTGGCACAGGCTGCAGTCGCGTGCGCGGATGCGCTTTCGATCCAGCACGCCGGCATAGCCGCGCTTGCGCTCGACCACGACACCAGGGCGTGCGGTCAGGGTGGCGACGCGTGGTGCGGCGCTTTGCAGTCGGGACTTGAGGGCGATCAGCTTCATGGCTTGTCGGGCACGAGGGCGGCCAGCTCATCAAGCAGCAGACCGGTGCCGCCGTAGCCCTTGGCGCGAAGCAGCTCATGCGCGCGCTCGGACTCGGCAAGCCGATCGGACAGACGCCGGAGCGCAGTCTCATCGACCACGCGGAACACCATCGCCGGCTGGTTGCCAGTGACCGCTCGAATGATCTGGTCGCGGTAGACCTCGACAGGCATGCCCACGTTACTTCTCCCCGAAGCCCGGCACGTCTTGCTTGGACTCAGCCCAGAACGAGACGATCCAGAACACAGCCATAAAGAACACCAGCGTACCGAGTACGCCGAATGCCCAGCCCGGCGCGCCGAGGCGATCGAGCAGCAGCCAAAAGAGGATGGCGAAGCCGACAGGCGAGCGCGTCGGGAGCGACGATGACTTGATGACGGTGACGTGCTTCATGCGATACCTCGGAAAAGAAAAGCCGCCCGGCGCATGGATGCGAGGGGCGGCGAAGATCCTGCTGGTGCAGGACCGGAGACGCGGGAGCGGACGGCGGGGCTCTCACCCGCGGCTGAGTAGCTGCATCCGCATTGAACGGGAGGCCTCACGCTGTCCAGTTGGCGCGCCTCAGTGCTATCTGCAAAGTAGACCGCCAATGCAAAAAGCCCGAACGTTTAACGGTTCGGGCTTTTCTCTGGACGTGCGAAGACGGCCTAAGACTCGACTATATCAGAAAAGAGTTGCCGTGCAAATGTTTCGCTTTAGCTTCTGTGTCAGTTCGTCACGCGCCTCGGCGGCCACGCCCAGGAAGTCCGCGTTCGGGAAGTTCCAGGAGGTGGCGATGCTGCACGAGCGGTAGATGGCCCACACGTGGATGCGGCTCAGGCTGTTGATCATTGCGTCAGTGGCGGCGCCAATGCGGTGGTCTGCATCCTGCTGGGCCTCATGGATGTCGGGCGCATGGCCCTCCTCGCCAGACAAGCCGCGCATGGTCTTCATGCCCAGGTCCTTGTCCTGGTCGCCAGTCATCCAGTCCTTCCAGCAGGCCAGGCAGGTATCGAGGCCATCGGCCTTCACGAAGTGTTGAGCAGGTACCTCCGCCTTGCGAACTCGGCGGAGGTTTGGGGCGTTGAAAAAGCCGAGTGCAGCGGTGGTCATGGGGTTCTCCGAAAGACGACCAAGCGAGCGTAGCATATGCCACCAAGAAATTTCCGGATTGAATTTGTTTTCACGAGGCACGTTTACAACAACTTGCACGCGCCTCGCTTGCGCCTTAGCAGGCGGCCATGAACGCGCCTACTGCCGATGCAAATACCGACCTTCTCGCGGGGCTGACGGGCCGCACCGCGCCGCGCGAACGCTGCTTATCTGGCAGGTCGCCGAGCGCGTAGACGGGCGCTTGGCTGCCCTTCCCTGACGGCAGCATCCAGGCCTTGATGTAGACCCGGCCAGCGGCGCGATGCTCTCGCAAGTATTCCCTCACCAGGCGCGGCTGGATGCCGGTGCGCGCCGCCAGCTGGTCGGTCGTCTGTGGCATGGCCAGCAGCGCCAGCACCTCGGCGCGCTTGCGGTCGGCCTCGTCGCGCAGGGCACCCTTGCCTTTGCCCTCGCCCCTGCGCACGTACCGCACGTCTAGATGCTGGCCCGCCCGCAGGATCTTGACTGGGCGGGTGGGTACCGCGCCGTGGCGCCAGCCGGCGATGTGCAGCCGCCGGCTGCGCGGCTTCTCGGCCAGCAGGCGCGCGACGAACCGGCCCACCGAAGTGACGCTCATGTGCAGGCGCGCCGCGATCTCGATGATCGACAGCGGCTCATGCTCCAGCAGCGCCAGGATGCGCGCGATCTGGCGCTCCGCTACTTTGTGCTTTGCCATCAGGCGGCCTCTTTCATTTCGGTGATGACGATCCGCACCTGCCCACCGCGCACGACCTCGCGCCGGACCAGGTGGAGCTCGTCAATCTGTTCGTCATCGATCCACACGCCGGCAGCGGTCAGCGCGTCCTGTAGCGACTTGGCACGGTTGTCGATGTCTTGCCGCCGGCGGTCAGCCGGGTAGATCGCGGCGAACAGCGACACGCGCCCGAGCAGCGGCTCAACCTGGGCAGCAGCGACGATCTCGGCGACGGCAGCGCGGAATGCGATCCCGGCCGGCTTGATGTATCGCCCACCACGCGGGCGCTGGCCGTAGTAGTGGTTGATCGTTGGCGGGATAGGTAGGGTCAGGGTGATCACGCGGCGATTCCTTCGAGCTTCAGTTGCTCCTGGGTGATGGTGACGGCGCGGTCGAACGTGTCGTCGAGCTGCTGGCGCGTCATCCAGCCCGGCAGTGGGCGGCGGCCGTCGAGCACGTCGTGGCAGTCGCTGCAGCCGAAGCACGCGGCACTGTCGGGCGCCTTCAGGCCCATGCCCTTCCCGTCCGCCAGGCGGTTCGAGTGGCACAGCACCGTGGTGGAGGGGTCGCGGTTGCACACGCCCAGCAGCATCAGCGTGCAGTCGCGGTCGCGCGCAGCGCGCCGGGCCGGCGTCGACTTGGCGCGGGACTTCTTCATCGGTTTGCGGGCGAGCTGCACGGCGGCCACACGTAGCAGCCCAGCGCCAGCGACGGCCGGCTTGAAGCCGGTACCGCGCGCCATCGGGGTCTTGCGCTGCAGCGGTTTGCCCTGCTTGAGGGCGCCAGAGCGGATCACGCCGGGCTCCGATCGAACATCCACGGCTCGACCTTGAACGTCGGGATCATGCTGCCGTCGACGAAGGGCTGGAGGATGATCGATGTGTCGGTGACGGGCTTGGCCTCGAAGAACAGCACCACCGTGCCGCGCGAGAAGAAGATCGAATGCACCTCGTCCCACGTCATCGAATAGGTGTCGCCCTCGTGGAAAGTCTCGGTCCGGAATGACCATTTCGCAGTGCCTACCTCCTGCCTCTCGTACTGCCCTGGCGCGCCGGCGTAGCGCAGCTTCGTGATCTGGTAGTCGTCGCCGTTCATATCAGGCTCCCAGATGATGTTTCGCACCTTGCCGCGCAGGACCCGACACTCGAAGTCGAACCGGTGCGAGTGCGGGACGATCGGCTCGAAGTGGTCGCGCGAGCATTCCATCAGCCGGACCAGGCCGTGCTCGCCCGGTTCGCCGATCAGCCAGCTGGTCAGGCCCGGGATTCCGCCGTAGTTGCGCACCGGCGAGTGCTTCATGCAGTCGAGGAACATTCGATCTCCGTTTCGTTGTTGGTCTTGGCCTGCTGCTGCGCCACATACTGCGCACGCGGCGCCCGGTCGCGCGCTTCCTTGAACAGCACGCCGATCTGGCCATTCCAGGGCGTTGCGCGATCCCACGCCGTGCACCAGCCATAGCCTGGCGCCAGGTCGGTACGCAACGTCGCCTTGAAGCGCTCGCACATGGCGCAGGGGTCGTGGGCGGTGGTCATGCTGCAACCTCGGCGCCCGCGCGCTGGCGCAGCGCCACCTGGTGCTTTGCCCACTCGCCCGCAATCCAGGTCACGCCCTTTGGGGTGAAGCGCGCAGCGTTGTAGGCGTGCCCGCTGGCCTGCGCCGTGCCGGCCTTGACGCAGAAACGGCCGGCGTCGATGTGATGCGCGTGCGGGGTCCACTCCCCTCCCAGCGGATACATGATCTTCTCGCTGTGCAGGAAACGACGGAATTCGGGCTCCTTCGCGCCGAGCAGCTTGGCCACTTGGCGGAAGCTCTTCGTGCCGGTCGAGTCGGCGTAACGCTCGACGAAGTCCAAGGCCGGCGCTGCAGCGGCGAGCTGGGCGGCCTGTGCGTCGATCACGTCCTGTTGCTCGGCGGCCAGGCGCAGCGCCGCGGCGAACGACTGCGGGACGGCCAGCGCCAGCGCCTGCGCTTCCAGCTCTTGCCAGCGGTCGACCAAGCGAGCGGTGAACTCGGGCGACAGCTGCGCGACCACCACGTACGAATCGCGCTTGCCGATCCGGTATTGGCCGATGGCGCGCGGGCCGGGGCCGTCGCTCGAGACTTCCTCAAATTGAGGGAGTGTGATCGCGCCGCGCGCCGCCAAGGTTTCGACGGTCCGAAGCACGTTGTCGTGCCGCTTCTCGACCATGTCGGCGATCTCGCGGCTCGACATCGTCGTTTCAGCAGCGCCAGGGTTTTGCAGGTTCAGCATGTCACGCCCTCCGTGCTCATCGGCTGGCGCACGCGCCGCGCATCGGCCCAATTCAAGGCGCAGGAAAACGAGTTCTCGTGCAGGCGGCTGTGCACGCGCTCGCCGACGAAGCGCGCCAGGTGGTCGAATGGCTGGTTGCTGATCGCGATCACCGGCTTGTTCTCGTTGTAACGGCGGTTCACGATCTCGGTCAGCAGCAGCGAAGCGTTGTCCTTGACCGGGATGGCGTCGATCTCGTCGATCACCAGCACGTCGTACTTGGCGAAGCGGGCGATGTCGGCTTCTTCGCTCTTGCCCGGCTGGCCGTAGTTCGCCTGGATCTCGCTGATCATCCCCTTGGCCGTGATGTAGTGGACCGAGCGAGCGGCGCGGTTCATGAGCGACTGCGCCAGCTCGCACGCCAGCAGCGTCTTGCCGGTGCCCGTCTTGCCCACCAGGACCAGAGCGGCCCAGGCGCGGTTGTTGAGGATGAAGTCGCGGTACAGCTGCACCGTGCGCCGTACCGCGCGCTGCTCGTCGCTCGTGGCCACGAACTTCTGGTCGACGTACTTCGCCGGGATAGAGGCCGCCTGCATCAGGTCGGCCACGCGCTGGGCCATCATCTTCATGTGGGCCTCGTTGGCGAGCACCGTGTCGAGGCATTTCGGGCAGTGCCAGGCCAGGCCCTTGCGCACCAGCACCTCGGCAGCACCGTGCGCATCGCACGAGCCGTTGACCAGCTCCATGTGGGCGCCGAAGCTGCCCAGCGCGCCGGCAATGTGGATCAGTCCTTGGGTCATATCTCGATTTCCTCGTCAGGGCCAGGCACGGTGATGCCGTGGCGTTGCATGCTCTCGTCCATCGCGCGCTGGTCGCCGGAGCGGTCCAGGTGCGAGAACACGAATTTGTCGCTCAGGCCCGGCGCGTTGCCTGCTTGGCGTGGCGCGGCGCCAGTGGCCTGCAGCTTCGCGGCGTCGCCAGCCCAGCGGGTCAGGATCCCGGCCACGTAGGCCAAGCCGATGCGTTCGTTCGGGCGGCTGCGCTTCGCTTCTTCGCAGGCAGCAGCTACGGTTTCAGGCGTCACACCCTGGGCGGCCAGTACGATCAGGCGGGGGTCAGCAGGGTTCGTCTCGACGCCTTGCTTGCGCATTGCGATGCTCAGCTGCACAGCGGTCGGCAGGTCTGCGAGCGGTACGCCGGGGGAAGCCAGCGCGGGTTGCTGGTCGTCGGAGCCCAACTCCGGTTGATCAGAAGCGCTGTGTGTCGAAGTAGGTTCTTCTTCTCTTCTCTTATCTTCTCTAGGTAACGCACCGGTAACGGTATGATCCGTTTTCGGTAACGCACCTTGCGTTACCTTGGCGTTACTTTTGTGCTTTGCCACTCGTTTTGCCGTCTGAGCACGCGTTTTCGCTGATTCACCGTTGTGCTCATCGAAACGAACGACGGTAACGCCATCAGCGTTATCACTTAGCCATCCGACCGTTACCAGTGCTTGGCCCAGGCCCGCCACACCGGTCTTGCGGTCGACCGTGCGCGTGGTCATGCCGTGCAGCTGGCCATCCGACGAGTGTTCGTCAGCGGTGGCCCAGAGCCAGTACAGGCCGCCGATGACAGCGGCTTCGCCCTGCCCGGTCAGCTCGACCAGTTGACCGATGCGCGGGTCGTCCCACAGGTTGGTGCGTACCTTGATCCATTCGCCAGCCATCAGATGCTCTCCTTGATCAGCGGGAGCTGGCGCGGGTCGCTCTTGTCCTCGATGTAGACGATCGAGCCACCTGCAGGCCATGGATCGTCACAGTCGACGCCGCCGCGCTCGACAGACAGCTCGGATGCACGACGGCACACGGGCGTGGCCTGGCCGATAAACAAGCAGCCCTCGCAGTCGGCATAAACCGGTGCCTTGGCGGGTTTGAAGCGCATGTTGTCCGGATCGAGTGGCTCGGCCAGGTCGCCCACCCACTTGTCGCTGAGGATGTTGGTCGTCATGCCGCCACCATCGCAACGATGCAGCCGGCCTGGTGCCCGGTGCCCTGCTCCATGCGGCAGACCGTGCACACAGGCGCACTCTGCTGCGGCGCGCGGGGCTCGGCCACCGGTGCGCCGAACAGCGCGGCGACGAGCGGGTCGCGACGGTCGACCTTCGGATAGGTAGTGCTGACGACGACGTGCGGCAGGCCATCGTTCTTCGAGCGGCCGCCGCCCTGGTGCACATGACCAGGTTGGCCGTATTCGTCCAGCGCCGGGCCCATGCGCCATTCGTTGACGAATCCGCCTTTGGTCGCGGCGATGCGAACGCCGTGGATCACGCCCAGCTGGCGCAGATAGTCCAGGCGCGTCGAAATCCTGTCCGACGCCACGTTAAGGTGTTCGCTGATCTGAGCGGTGAGCGTGAAGCCATCATCGATGCACTGAAGGATTGCGGCGCGCAGCTCAGCGCCTTCGAGCTTTGTCAGAAAGGTCTTCATTTTTCGGCCATCCCGTTCAGGCGCGCCAGCAGCTCCATCATCGGGCGGATCGAAACGAAGATCGCCTTCTCGATGTGGCGCACCTCGTCGCTGTCGATGCGGCCGTCGGCCAGCGCGGTGTGCACCTGCGTGCCGACCTGGCCCAGGCTCTGCCAGATGTCCGTGACCGATTCCAGCACCGCCATGTCGCTCGCCGGCTGCGCGTCGATCTTCGTGCACACGAAACCGTGCTGGCGCGCCAGGGCGTGCAGCACCTCGTAATCGGCTGTCAGCTCCATCACCCGCGATGCGTCGTCCATCGTCAGCACGTTGGTCGTGCTGTTCGGGTTGGCTTTGTTGCGCAACAGGCCGGCCGTATAGCTCATGCGCACGGCCAGCGCCTCACAACCGCCAGGGGCGTCGTGCACGGTCTTGTAAAAGGCGTCTTTGTAGTTCATGTGATGTTCCTGCAAACAAATGGTGCGTGGAAAGTTTTGAGGCGCGAGAATGCAGTTATGGAAACTTCGATATCACTTCGTTTTGGTGGGGCGACAGCGCGGAAGCGCCGGCAGCGGGCCGTAGACGTCGTCGAACGTGATCGCGTGGCCAAGGCCGTGCGCGTAGGTGATCAGCTTTCGAGCCACTTCCGGCGGCATCTGCTGCCCTCGCTCGTAATTTGAGACGTTGCCTTGGGTGACACCGATGCCGGCGGCCATTGCTTCTTGGGTCACGCCGAGGCGTTCCCGGAGGAGTTTGATCGAGTTCATGCACGTATATTAGTCCGACTAATGGTCATTGTCAACAGTCTGACTAATTGCTTTTTATTAGTTTCACTTATACTCTCGCGCGCATGCCAGCCTTACCACTCACACAAGAGCAGCTCGATGATGCTGCTCGCTTAAAGCAACTCTTTGCCGTCTGGCAGCGCGCCCAGCGCGATGCCGGCCTACCCTCTTCACAGGAAGCGATCAGTGAGCAGCTGGGATTCAACCAGAGCTCTCTGAGTCAGTACCTGAACGGCCGTATCCCGCTGAACATCGATGCCGCGACCAAGTTCGCCAACCTGATCGGCAAGCCTGTGATCGAATTCAGCGCCGCCCTGGCTGGACAGATCGGCAGGTTTGCCGGGCCGGCTGAGCCAGTCGACTCCAGCGCAATGCTTCGCCGGGCCAGCCCTGTCTCCCTGGACGACCCGGACCCGCGCGGCCTGATTTCGGTGCCGATGGTGACCATGCGCGTCGAGGCGGGCGTGCCCGGCTTCGAAGCCGACCTCGAGTTCGAGGATGGTGGAGTGATCCAGATTCCGCGCGAAGCAGTCGAATCCGAGAATTGGGCGCCGCAGTGCCTCCTGGCCGTCAAGGTGCGCGGCCTGAGCATGATCCCGGTGTTTGCCGACGGTGACACGATCGTCCTCAATGTCGCCGATCGCAAGCTCGTGTCAGGCGAGGTGTACGCCGTGAACTGCGAAGGCAAGCCCGCCGTCAAGCAAATGGTCTTCGAGCGCCATCAGTGGTACATGCGCTCGTTCAATCCTACCTTCGAGCCAAAGCCCTTCCGGACGCCGGATTCCGACGTCATCGGCAAGGTCGTCTATCAACCTGGTCGAGTCGTGTCTGGGCGGATGAAGTGAATAGAAGATTTGCCGTCGCCGATTGGCTTGGAACCTTCGTGGCCGTAGAGGTTGATCCGGTAGAGTTCGACGGCGCAGGGGCGGATGACCTGCTGGAGCGGATCGGCAAACACTTTGCGGGAATGAACGTCGCTATGATCACGCCGGACTGGGAGGCGCCCACAGGCATCCGCGTACGTGGACTGCATGCGCCCGCCGATGTCTTGGCATCCCCAGACTTGATCTGGCGCGAATTGCATTTGCCGGAAGAGCCCGACCTGCCATTTTAAAATCGATTCTCAGGAGTGCTCGTGAAAAACTTTGTGGCGGGATCCGCCTTTGTCCTTCTGTCGGTTCCCGCGTTTGCGGGAACCTGCGTTGCGCTGGATTATCAGGAAATGAAGGATATGTCGGCGGAAGAAGTGACTATAGAAGCGTGCAAGATCCAGAAGGCGGCCGGCGAATACCTGGAGCAAACTATCGAAAATATCGGCGGGCGCGGGCCCAAGCCATATCCGAATGCACAGGCTGACTTCGATCAATGCATGGGCCAGGCCGCCAGGATCGAGCGTGTGCTCGAGTCTAAAGGGGTGCCCAAAGCATCGGTGCCGGAACTCTGCAAGCAGGCCGCAGCGAAGCCTGCCGCTTCTTAGGGCGCTACGGCACGCCTGGATGCCAACAGACCGCGGCTCTACTTCGCAGATACGACCAGCGCTGCCAGAATAAATACAGAGGATAGTATGGAAGTTATGGAAATAGAGCGCCAGCTAGAAGTTTTGCGAGGTGGCGCCACTTCAGGTCCGGGATCGAGCCAGAATAACTTAGCCTCTGCGACAGAATATCAAGTAATGATTGATGCTCTGGAATCGATGCTCACTGAAGTTAATCTGGCCAATCCAAGCATTGATGCGCTCTTGAGCCTAGAACGTGATATGCAAAGTGCCTATCAGGCGCTGGTAGCCAGAGCCGTAGCCGAAATAAGGTCGGGCTCGATTGGGACCAACCCCGGCGAAGCGCAAAAACTCGCAGATGCGCAGGCGCTGATAAACGTCCTCTCTGCCAAGGTTGTCGAGACCGTGCAGCGTCGAATTGCAGAGGCACAAGTACCCGCTCCAGAAGCCGCACCCACACCGGTGGACGTTGACACAACCACACAGCCAGACGAAGATACGCCTATGACCACCCCAACCCGCGACGAGATCGATCTAAAAATCGAGAACATGCAATTGCGCATGGACGGCCGGCTCTCGTCAATTGAGGGCAAAATGGACGCCCTTGCCGCCCAAGTTGGCGGCAGTGAGCGCGCGATGGCCCTTCTTGCTGAGCGCGCTGTAGCTGCTGCCGAAAGTGCAGGAAATCTCAAACAAACGCTCTGGATTACCTCTATAACAACGATCTTGTCGGTCCTCGGCATCGCGCTGGCGGCTTATTTCGGCACTCAAGCATCGAACATCGGCATTGTGGGATCCACTATTTCGGCATTTGAAGCGGGCCGAGGGGCCGCTACGCCAGCGCCGGCTGCTGCCCCTGCCGCATCTCCATCGACGCCCGCAAGGTAGCTCCTAACCAGCCCTACCCCTGTTGATTCCCGCTTACGCGGGAACTCCCCCCCCAAGCCTCACCCGCCCAGCCTCACCCGCCCAGCGCGGGTATTTTTTTGCCCGAAGATTCGAGTAAAGATATTTTCGCATAAATATCAGTCCGACTGTTGACATAGTTAATTAGTCAGACTAATATGAATGCATGCGCTCACCGATGAGGTGGCCACACAGCGCGGCTTGGGAAGTACTCGACCAACCATCAGTAATTCAAGGGACCGAGTCGCGCTGTGTGGTAGCTGGCAGGAATCAAGCGTTCTGCGTCGCTTCTAGATTTACGAGGCTTGGCAGCCGCCACTTAAACACTCGGCCTGGCCGAAAACGAAACGGGAGAATGAATATGGCATGCAGCTGCAAGACCAGCATCGAGGCGAAGCTTCTGGCTCGCTTCAAGGAGCAGAGCCCTGATGCATCGAAGCACGAAGTGGAGCTGACCGGCTACGCGCTGATCCTCGACGACGCGATGAACATGACGCTAAAAGGCTGCATGAAGATCGAAGCAGCGGCCGATCACCCGCTGCGCAAAGGCGGCGTCAAGCGCAAGGTGCAGCAACAAAACATGGTCTTCACCTTCTGCCCGTTTTGCGGCCTGAAGTACGAAGCCGAAATGGTCGCTGCGCCTGCCGAGGCCGCCGAGGTGATGGCATGACCCAGAAGTACGACACCGAATACCTCACCCAGGCGATCAAGGAAGAGATCGAGCTGGCCAAGCTCGACTTGGGCGTGCGCGGCACGAAGCCGGCAGGCGTGTACATCGATTCAAACGTGTATATGGCGGGGCCAGCAGGATCGGGCAGCGGGATCCGCACGTCCGAGGTGCTGCCGAAGTGGCGCCGCCACCCGCGCGCCGCTGGCGCCCTGGCCATCAAGCACGCGCTGAACATCAAGCACGACTTCGAAGAATGCGCGGTCACGGTCGGCTACGGCCCCGGGCGCCGCGGCATCGTCGAGCACTACGGTGCGCACCCCGACCGCCAGGCCGCGACCATGGCCGCGATTACCCGGGCTGCGATCCAGATGCTGACCGAGAAGCGCGACGAAGCTGCTGCGCTCAACCCTACCCGCGCACCGGCCCGCCGCCGGGCTGCTGCGCGCCCGAAAACGAAATGAGGATCGCCATGAGCTACCGCATCACCGCCCGCACCAGCGCCGGCAGCACCACCTACACCGCCATCGGCGACCGTGATGCGCTGATCGATGCAGCGTATGACGACGGCGCCCTGGGCGTCACCGTGATGGCTCAGGGCTGACCATGGCCACGAAGAAGCGCACCCGCGCGCTGACCGCCGACGAACTGAGCCTGACGCCGGCGGACCGCGCGGCCATCCAGCAGGCGCGCATCAACTCGCAGTCCAGCCGCTACCAGCGCGAGGTGGCGATCGAAAAAGCTCACGCCGCAGCACGGCCACAGGAACCGACCAAATGACCATGACCGACACCACGCAAGAATCGGCGCCGCTCGCACCGGCCGGCGTCATCTACCAGTACCACGCGCGGGATTGGCACAGCGGTCTCTGGATGGACATCGCGAGCCACGAGAACCTGGAAATGATCAAGGCGAATCCAGAGGTCTATGCAGTTCGCGCGATCTCCCTCGTGCCGATCGATGACCTTCTGCGCGCGCCGGCCGCGACCGTCAGCGCGGCGGTGGCCACCATCGCCCAGGCGCGCCGCGACCGCGACGTCATCGGCGGCCAGCTGCGCCGCGCGCTGGCCGCACTGCAGGGGATGCCATGAACGAGCACCGCCTGCGAGTCATCAAGTGGAAGTGCGCGATCGTCTGCGTGCATTGCGTCCTGTGCGCCTCGGCGATCGCTCACGGGTGGCCGCTATGACCTATGAAGAATTGCGCCCCGACTACGAGAGCGACGAAGAGATGGCACGCGACCTGCTCCGCAAGCTGATCGTCGCAGAAGCAGCAGCCACGATCGCGCAAGCACATCGGCTGCGTGCCGAAAACAAACTGGCGAAGGCAATTCCGCGCCGCATAAATCGAGATCGAGAGGAAGACTGATGACCATCACCGAAACCATCCAGCTCAACAAAGAGCAAATTGCCAGCGCATTCGGCGTGCCGGCCCATGTGCTGACGGACTCCCATCGCCCAGCGGCGCCCCGCATCTGGTCGCTGTGCATGACCGGCGAAAACTATGGCGAAGTCGGTCCGGCCGGCAGCGCCTTCCAGCATCGCGGCGAAAAGCACGAGCGCGTGCTTGTGGTCGAGGTGTCCACTGCCGCCGGCGCGCTCACCGACCAGATTAACCTCCGCCTCATCGATGCCGTCGCCGCACAATCTGCCCAGCCGGCGATCCTGAGCCAATCCTGGGAGGCGATCGGACCCGTGCCAGTCGATCGAGACGAGAACGGCTGGTGGTCGCATCCCGCAATCCCGAACTTCGACGAAGACGTCGATTCGTATTTGGCATGGGTCAAGGCCGTCGGCCTCGAAATGAAATACAAGGCGCTGGAGAGTGATCCTGATCACCCTCTCTACGACGCATGGTTCGAGAACGGCGAATGCAACGCTTCGAGCTGGGCGCCGGAAGAACCCGCCGGCGACGGCTGGTTTACCTTCTCGATCCACGACAGCGAAGACGGGCCGATCTGGGCATGGGCTCGCCGGGTCGACCGCGCAGCGGTGCCAGCGCATGCATCAGGCGAGCGCCAGGAAAGCGGTGCAGCATGAGCCGCAGCGGATATTGCGACGATTACGGCGACGACGATCCGCTGGCACTAGGCCGGTACCGCGCACAAGTAGCGTCGGCAATTCGTGGCAAGCGCGGGCAGGCGCTGCTGCGCGAGCTGCTGGCGGCGCTCGACGCGATGCCGGAGAAGCAGCTGGTGGCCGGCGAGCTCGAGGCCGATGGCCAGTTTTGTGCGCTGGGCGTCGTCGGCCAGGCACGCGGCTTGAACCTGGCCGCGATCGACACCTACGACGTCGAATCGCTGGGCGGGACGTTCAACATCGCCGACCAGCTGGCGCGCGAAATCATGTGGGTCAACGACGACCACGTGCAAGAGCATCGCTGGGTGGAGGTCGAGATCTGCGGCCCGATGCGCACCTGGGATCGAGGCCATCACCAGAGCGTGAGCGTCCCCAACGAATTCGCCAGCAGGCAGCGCTGGCAGGCCGTGCGCGACTGGGTCGAGGCACACATCACGAAGGAGCAAGCAGCATGACCACCACCCCTACCGCATCCCCTGAACTGCTGGACCTGAACCGCATGTCGTTCCTGACGGGGACGATCGTTGCCGCCCCTATTCTAGCAACCGATATCGTCATGCACGACCTGCGGATTACCAAGGCCGGGATCATCTACAAAGGCGAGGAGGTCAATGACGCCGGCGCCGTGCACGCTGCCCTCATGGATGTGCTCGTGCACGGCACGCAGCTGCCGCCTCGCGCTCACCCAGTGTCGACAGTGCCAGCAAGGGACACGCTGATTGAATGCATTGCCGAGAAGCTGAAAAGTCAGCACTCGTGGATTTCCAATGTAGCTGCTGCAAATATTGTTCGTCGTTTCGCGCATCAACCAGCGCAGGAGCGGGCCGAGCAATACGAGGTCTGGAACTTTGCGCACGAGCAATGGGAGCCGACCGACAAAAACGGCTATCTGGCAGCGCATGAAAAGAATCGCCGGATCGCGCAGCAGGAGCCAGTAGCAGCGCCCCAGCAAGTCGCAGCGCCGCGCGCGCAGCTGGTCATCGGCGTCGCAGCACCGCAGGGCGCCACCATCAGCATCTTGCAGCCGCACGCGGACGGAACCACCACCGTGATCTACGGCGGAACGCATCCTGCCGGCGACAGCATGGGCCGCGCCGTGGTAGCTGCCGCGCACGCCAACTCTCCGGAAATTCCGGATGGTTCCCTCATTGATGAAGGTACCAGCGCCCCCGGCACACCGGAAGCGCCGCGCCCGGTCGTCATGGGGATCGACTATTCGACCGACTACCTGACCGAGCAGCGCGCCGCCATGCGTGACGCTGCCGCCCAGTTGGTAGAGAACGCCCTGGAAGGAAGCCTCCGGGCTGACACCGCCCGCGCCATTCGTGCGCTGGATGCAACACCGCGCGCCGCCCAGCTCGACGGCGGCCAGGAAGGGAGCGAATCAAATGGCTGATACCTTGCGAGAGATCAAACCTTGGAGCGAGCGCATTGGCCGAGAGTCAGGCGTGCCTGATGGCGTGATCAAGTTCGCGATGCTGGAGGAGATCGCGGAGCTGCGAGAGGCCCTTGCTTCTCGCCCTGCTGAGGTGGACGAGCCGCAGCAGATCCTGAACAGCATGACGCACACGGCGCGTCGCGATCACCTGTGCGCCTTCTGCGGCATGACAGTGCGGACTGGCGAGCGGTACGTGCGCGCGCAGTCGCCGGGTGGCGCGCAGGCCAAGAAGGCGTTTCACAGCGGCTGCTGTCGCGGGCTTCTGCCCGGCGCCGCAGAATCGGGAAAAGGTTCGAGGGGGAAATGATGGATCAGATGTTTCTCGATGACGACGAATTGAAGAGCATGACCAAGCGCGTGCAGCGGGCCGCCCAGGCGAAGATGCTACGCTCCATGGGGATCGCTTTCAAGCACCGTGCCGACGGCACTCTGGCCGTGCTGCGCGCGCACGTCGAAAAGGAATTCGGGGCCGGGAAGGATCGTCAGCCGAAGACCAAAGAATTTGTACCGAACTGGGGTGGGGTGAATGCCTAGAAAGCGCAACAAGGAGAACGTCGGGCTGCCGGCGCGCTGGAAGATCGAGCATGGCGCGGTCTTTTACCAGGTGCCGACGGGCCTCGAGGATCGATGGGACGGCAAGAGGAAGTTCCGGCTCGGCGCTACGCTGCCCGAAGCCTACCAGGAGTGGGCTGCGCGCCTGGAGTCGGTCGATCAGGCCAAGACGATCGGCGCCCTGCTCGACCGCTACGCACTGGAAGTGATCCCGAAGAAGGCAGTGCGCACGCAGGTCGAGAACCAGCGCGCCGTGCGCTCGCTGCGTGCCGTGTTCGGCGCTGCGCCCCTGACTTGGTTGCGGCCGCAGCACGTCTACCAGTATGCGGATAAGCGCAAGGCAACGCGGGTTGCGGCAAACCGCGCGATCGACGTGCTCTCCCACGCATTCACCATGGCGGTGATGTGGGGCTACATGGACCGCCACCCGTTCAAGGGCGAGGTTCGGCTTGAGGGCGAGAAGCCGCGCGAGCGCTACGTGGACGACTGGGAGCTGATCGAATGCCTGGCCCTGGCCAGCAAGCGGAAGAAAGGAAGCGTGCTCGTGCTGCAGGCGTACATCAGGATCAAGCTGCTGACCGGACTGCGCCGCGGCGACCTGCTGCGCCTGACCAGCGCCGCCATGCAGCAGGATGGGATTCATGTCACCCCGAACAAGACGCAGGGCAGCACCGGCAAGCGCGTCATCATCGAGTGGTCGCCCGAACTGACGCAGGCTGTTGCGACGGCGAAGGCTGTCAGGCCCGTCGACATATCGCCTTGGCTGTTTTGCACGCGCAAGGGCGAAGGCTATTTCAACGAAGAAAAGGGAACGGCCAGCGGATGGGATTCAATGTGGCAGCGCTTTATGGAGCGGATCTTGGCCGAGACGAACGTCAAGGAGAGGTTCACCGAGCACGACCTGCGCGCGAAGTGCGCGAGCGATGCCGAGTCGCTGGAACATGCCCGCGCGTTGCTCGCGCATGCCGATAGTCAGCTCACGCAGCGGGTGTATCGACGGCGGCCGGAGCGTGTGAAACCCGGAAAACTGGCGTTTGAATAGCGCAAGTCGAATTGAATAGCGCACTGCACAAAGAATAGGCGGCGAGCGAATGCGGCAAGCGTTTGAAATTATTGAGGAATCTGGCCCGCCCTGAGGGAATCGAACCCCCGACCCACAGCTTAGAAGGCTGTTGCTCTATCCGACTGAGCTAAGGGCGGTGCAAAACAGTGAGACCGGAAAACAAAACAGGCCGTCGATGACGGCCTGTTCTGATGAATCTTGCTGGTCGGAGTACAAGGATTCGAACCTTGGACCCCCTGGTCCCAAACCAGGTGCGCTACCGGGCTGCGCTACA